TTTGAAGATAATAGCGATCCTAATGTTTTCTTACCCGGCGACGTTAATTTCGATAGACCAGAGAGGCCCGAGGCTGAAGAGGTTGAACCTGAGCCGGTTCCCACATTAACGACTGTTCAAACAGCTCTAGGCTGGTACGATATTAACGGTTTGGCAATTTCGCACGACGGAGGCACTGGTATGCTCGGTATGTCGGGCGGTAATTCCTGTGAATATAACCCCGGTGGATTCTTGTCGGGTGCTGACTACTCCAATCAGTCTTGCCCAGATGTCCCTGTAGAGTATGACGAGCAGGGTCGTGTCATGTACCTTTGTGATGACGACGTGGGCTTTTGGTCCCCGACTTGGGGCGATCAGCACTATTTTGTTCCGGGCTTGGTTGATGCTAAAGTCACAGCCGATGGTTTTGTTACACTTGAGATTGTAGAATTTTGTCAGGTCTCTAGACGCGACCACGACGGGAGCATGTTCTCCGTCGAGGTTCCCAGTATCCTCTGCGACGTGCCTTCCATGATCGATATTGACGAAAGCAGGGATATTGTTTACTTGGCTAACGGAGATGTTTATGCGGTAACGGATGATGGCTACAGGCTTCTTGCACAGGACGCCGGGGACATGGTGGCTTCTGACCCAATTAGCGGGGCGGCTGTTGTTGCTTGGAGAGAGGGGACTACAATCGGCGCGGTTAATAATTCTGGCGATCTTTTGTGGCGTACAGAAGCCGGAGGCGCTATCCATGATTTAGCTGCGGTTGGTAACACGGGAGCGGTGTTTGCGCTTGTGTACGAAGACACCTCCCTCCCAGGATCATTTGTTGCTTTTGACGGTGCCCGAGGCGAAGTCTGGGGTGAGGGGGTTGCTTGGGACGGGTTGTTCGACTTCTCTATTTCCCGTGACGCCACTAAGATGATCACTGCCGTAAACGGAGCGATTTATACTTATGACATTGTTGTTGAGGATGTTGAGTGAGATCCTTTATTCTGGTCCTTGCGCTGTTCTTCCCTCTCTCGGCTGATGGTCAAGAGAGGGGGAAGAACGAAAGGATCGTCTATAAACAACGCACCGAGATTGATTTTGATGGTGTAGATATTCAAGGGGAACTTGTTAAACCACAAGGAACCCTGCTTTTGGATAGGAGGTCGGCTTCTTTTAACCCTCTTATAAAATTGAGAGAGAACTGGAATTTAGAAATAAAAGAATCTATAAGGACGATAAGATGACTGAACCAACCCCGTTCAAAAGCGCCGCCCAGAAAAGATATAAGAAACTGCGCCGCAAGAATGACCTCACCACGAAAGGGGGCCACAAAAATCTTAGTGTAGGCTCCCCCTATACCGTAAAAACCAAGGGCGCTGGCAGGGACAGGCTACGTTTTGAGGGCTTGAGGGAAGACATAGACAACCTAAATATCTCCAGTCTGGAGTTGCAGGACACGCTAAAACCAGATATGTGGGATGAGAACTTGCGGATGGACAACAATATTCGCAAACGTCTTTTGCAAATAGCAAGAGGTTTTCTTGAAGAAACGGATATAGATATAGAAGTGAAAGATGTCGTCTTAACTGGCTCCTTGGCTAATTATAATTGGTCGTCTTATTCTGACTTTGATCTTCATATAATCATAGAGTATAAAGATTTGTTGATTGGCGAGGAGATGGCCAGAAAGTTTTTGAATTCCCTTCGCTCTGCATGGAACAACAAAAGGCAAATACATATAAAAGGTCATGAGGTTGAAATATATTTAGAAGATGTTGGAGAGCCGCATATCTCTACTGGCGTGTATTCGCTGCTCAACAATGAGTGGGTGATAGAACCCGTCAGGGAAGAGGGAGAGATTGATTACGAGGGCGTGACAAAGAAATCTCTAGATAAGATGCAGGAGATAGATAATATTCAAGCCGAGTATGATGATGGAGACTACGAGAGTTCTTACGAGTCGGCCAGAAGGCTAAAGAACAAAATTAAAAAGATGAGGAAGTCTGGTCTAGACAGGTCTGGTATTTTTTCAAACGAAAACCTCACCTTCAAGGTTCTCAGAAGGAACGGGGAGCTTGAAAGATTATTCAATTTATTAAACCAATCTAAGGATAAGATCATGTCCTTAGATGAAAATTCGCTTGACTTGAGTTAATCATTTCGTTATTATGTTGGTGGAGGCACCGATGGCTATAGAAGTTGGCACAGCTATTTTCGTTAACGTGGACGTTTATCACCATTCGAATGGGAAGGTCGCCTTTGCGCGGCCCGACCGGGGATGGAGTCTGGAGAAGCGAATAAAAAAGGGGGACATCGGCGTGGTGGTTGACATCGTTAGAGATATGCAGCCGGGCCGATGGGCTGAGCACGCCGAGGTGTTCTTTCAGCAGGCGAGAAAAAAAATCCCCATCGACCTCAAAGAACTAAACGATACAGTAAACTTTTCCATTATGGAGTAAGAGTTCGATGATTGAGATAGGCGACTTAGTAACGTCTAAGTTTGGAAATGATAATAACGTCGGCCTCATTATTGCTAAGAAACGAGTGGGCGAAGCAGAGTTTTGCACTCTTAAATGGGTCATGCGTTTGGATTCCTTCACTGAATCGTGGCGAGCATCGCCTTACGATGTTACGTTTAATCAAGAGGACTTGTTATTGTGGGAGGAATGTTAAATGGTTACCTTGCAGGAACTGGAAAACTATATCTCAAGCCCCACCGAGAGTGTTAGTTCGGCTGCAATAACATATGTGGTCGCTTTGAAGGGGATTCTTGATAGGGGAGAACAGCTTACCCCCAAACAAGAGAGGGCGTTTATGGCGATAAAGACCGAAAAGCTAACCTCAGAGCAGCGTTACCAACAATGGAAAGAATCTTTCACCCCTGAGATGAAAGAGAAAACCAAAATTATGGCCAGTTATTATATAGAGGCTCTTCATACGGGCAGGTCGTTGTCTCCGTATGAGAGGAACAACATCCTGCCCATCGCTGATATTGCCGACAAAGAGCCAGATTATATTCCTAATCAGAAACACTATGAAGCGTTGTGTCGGGGGGCTGTCGCCAAGAAGGTTTTGCGTCAGCACTATGCGGATCCAAAATTTGCTTGCGGGGATCTCGTTGTGACAAGAGAAATTGGACGGAAGTCTCACCCCCTCTCTTGTGGAGACTTGAGCCGGGGGGGTTATATTATTCAAGTAAACGCAAAGCCCATTTCATCAACTGTTAAGGGTTCGAAGTGGTATTCCGTGCTGCCAATCGGCAGCACAAAACCTTGCCTTATTCAAGAAAGGTGGTTAAAGAAGGGTAAACCGTATTAGGAGGAAAGAAGATGACTTTTTTGTTATTGATTGGTACTATTATTTTATTGTTCGCTTTGTATCGAGAGGATGACCGGCGATGACGAGCTATGTTGTTTACGCCTGTAAAGAACTGGATGGCACGTCCTCTATGGAATATAAACCTTTAGGTTACTACGTGTGTGAAGATAGGGATAGGGCTATTGAGCTTTGGCGGGAGGAAAACCCTGCTAAGGCTCGTACCCTTGATCTTATATCAAATCGCGTTAGAATAGTGGCATTGGTTGACCCATGCGGCATTTAGGGAATAAACAGTTCGCACCCCTAGTTACTTATAAGGGGGCTTTAATGTGGATAATGGGAATTATTACTTATTTATCGCGCACGAAAAACATCCTGACGGGCTTTTTCACGCAGGTGACTGCGGAGTCGGTAGGACAGGTATTGGCCCCGGTGTGCGCGACTGCCTATACGGGACATTCTATGTTGTATCCTCCAAGGTCATGCCCGTCGCAAGGCCCAGCGCGGAGAGGATTAAAAAATATATTTTGCGTTACTATTTTGGCGAGAGACATAAAATTAAACAACCTTGTGCGTGGAGTCGAGCATTAGAATGAACATTTATTATCGTCCACCACTAGAGAGGGAAGAGAGGGAAAAACGGATACCCCTTCATCTTCCGCTGCACAAAACTGAGTTGACAGGCTCCAGTGAACGGGATAAGCCTACCGAGAAGAGAGGGTCCACGGAGTTGGACTACAGAGTCTAGCCCCCTTAGCTCAGTAGGTTAGAGCAGAAGGCTGTTAACCTTCGTGTCGTTGGTTCGAATCCAGCAGGGGGCGCATTTTTAGGAGGTTGTTGATATGTCACTGGTGGCTGCGAGAAGAGAAAACGAAACTTGGAGAGAGGCTGTTATTCGCTGTGCGGAGCCTTGGGGACTTGAGCGAGACGCGCTGGGGGTCTACGACCGCTTGTTAACTGAAGGTATGCACGAGGCTCAAGCTGCATGGTGCGCCCTTTATGAATGGGACATCGTAGACCTTACGCAGGAGATCGAAGAATGAGTCATTGGAAAGAGTGGCATGGCGAATTGGACGAGAATGGTCACTTGGCCTATGGAAAGTTTCAAGTTTGCACAACTTGTGGAAAGGGGTTACCTTCTTTGCCAAATGACCAACGATTCGACGAGGAAGAACTTATCTATCACGGCTATTGCTCAAGGAAGTGCGCGAGTGAAGACAGCTATGGAAATTATGTGTGGTAGCATGAACAAAAAAGATGTATTAATAGTTTGCGCTTTGGAGATGGAGACGCAGGGCAAGTTAGCAGATTGGGAAACGCTGTATACTGGTGTGGGCAAAGTGAACGCGGCCTACGCCCTAACGAAATATTTGTCTTCTCGTTCTCCAAGGCTTGTAATTAATTATGGCACCGCTGGCAGCAAGAATTTAGATATTGGAGAATTAGTGGACTGCACAAGGTTTGTGCAGAGGGATATGGACAAGACTGCCTTGGGGTTTGAGAGGGGTGAAACAGCTTTTGAGGATCACATCCCCGCCATGCTGGACTTTTCTCACACAAAGAACAATTTAATAGGTAAGCACTATGTGTGCGGCACTGGTGACAGTTTTGTTCAAGATATTAATTTGGAGATGGCTTGTATAAACGTTTTCGATATGGAATCATACGCCTTAGCGAAGGTGTGCTACCTACAGGGCGTGCCTTTCATATCCTACAAATATATTACTGATAACGCCAATGATTCCGCAAACAAAGATTGGGTGGATAATCTGGCTGACGGCGCGGCTCTCTTTGAGGAGAGAGTTTTGGGTCAGTTGGCCGAAAGGAGTTGACAGGCAGACAGTTAAACATTACGTTGAGTTTGAAAAGAGATCGTACATAGAACCTAAGCGAGACATACTCCGGTCACTGTCTCATGTGTTCATAGATGACCACCAAGCACCTTCTAGGCCCATAGCTCAGGTGGTCAGAGCACAGTTCTTATAAAGCTGCGGTCGTGGGTTCAAGTCCCACTGGGCCTACCACTTCACGGGTCTTTAGCTCAATTGGTAGAGCACCGGACTTTTAATCCGTAGGTTCAGGGTTCAAGTCCCTGAAGACCCACTTTTAGTTGACAGGAAATATAAACAGGTTAATAGCAATAACAGGAGGAATAATGGCGAAGGCACGCGGGGGAAAGCAAGTTGTTAAACAAGGTCTTGGCAAAAAGACCAGTATCGGGCAAGGGAAGCGTTCCAAATTTAAGTCTCTGGGTTCAAACGGGACTGTTCCACGGGGCTACCGGAAAAGATACCGAGGACAAGGTAAATAAAAGTTGACAGGTCGCACTTAAAGGATTAAGTTAGCTTCCGAGGAGGAAATTATGGACTATTCAGAGTTTATGCTGATGACGTTTTTGGCTTTTTATGTTGCCATGTTCACGGTTTATATTTAATATTGGGAGGGAGCACGATGAATAAATTTTCAGAAACAGAAATCATATGGCAATTGAGAAATTGGGCCATAGAGGTTGAGAGTCCCCGAAATGACGGCTGGACAAAATATCATTATCTTTCCAAGTTAATGAAAATTAAAGATTACGTTGATGAGAACCTTTCTAAGTATGAAACTGAAGGAACTAGAGAGAGGTTGAAGGATTGGAAGAGTTAGGGGTCGGTCATGCGCCCTTAGCTCAGCGGATAGAGCATCGGCCTTCTAAGCCGAGGGTCAGAGGTTCGAATCCTCTAGGGCGTGCCACTTCGCCCGAGTGGTGGAATTGGTATACACAACAGACTTAAAATCTGTCGCCCAATTGGGCTTGCGGGTTCGAGTCCCGCCTTGGGCACTTTCTAATAATGATATGACAAAAGTCATTGACAGTTAAGAGCAGAGTAATTATATTATGGTCATGAGTAATAGAAGAGGCGGCGTTGCCATAGAATTCGCATTAATATTGCCGGTGTTTACCGCATTAATTTTCGGAGGCATTGATTTGATGTGGCTCATGCTTCAAAAACATAGCCTGCAAGATGCGGTATCTGCTGGATGCAAGGCTGGGTCGATGAGTATGGTTGATATTTATACAGACCCTTATGTTATAGCAGAGGAAAAGATGAAGGGGGCTATGGACCTTAACGGCATGGTTAGTTGTCCCGCGTCTTCTTGTGTGGTTACAGCGCACGCTTCTGATTTGACGACTGATACCGTTCCTTGGATGGACTGTGGGGTTACAATCCCTGCGGTTCAACTAACCGGGATTGTCCCCGGTATGCCAGACACGCTGTCTTACACAGTTTCGTGGCCAATCGAAATCCCAGAACTTGACGATCACGCCCCACCGGGTTAAGTGTTTCACACAAGGCGAGGCCACTTCATACAGGGTGACCCGCTAACAACAAGAAGCTAAACTAAAAACACAATGGAGAACTTGGGGGATAAATGTCTTGGAGAGGAGACACTGTAACTTGTAGCCACTGTTGGGAGCAGGGACACAACCGTGTTGGCTGTGAGTCCCGAAAGAAATTTGTGGCTGAGTGCCGCGCAATTCCCGCAGACGACCGAACATGGCGTCAAAGAGACGCGGTAGAGGAAGACGATAAGTATGCGATGAAGCGGATGTCGCCTCGTCACTGTTCTTACTGTCGTGTTAGGCTTAACGAACTTGTGACCGGGCACAACCGGCGGAACTGCCCGGCCCTAGCCGCAGACAAGTTGAAGCTCATAGAGCGAGAAAAAGAATTTAGGCCCATTGTTCTAGAGGCGTTGATTGACGCTGGATTTGGTGTTGGCGCGATGGTGGAGTGGAAAGACGGCTGGCGAGGTGTGCAACAGGGCATTATCACGTCGGTGAACTGGGATGCTATTGGTCTTATGACTCGATTCTCGATGTTTAGGAACGCAAACTGGTTTACCTGCACAGCAGCGAACGCACAGAACTATCACCTCAACGCTCCAAAATCCATCACAACGGAGGTCTTCCCCGAGGAACACTGGTGGCGTCCCGAGATTGAGGTGCTAAGCCCAGCACCGGAGGTCGCAACTCGACGCCTTGTTCCGAGCGACTGGTGCAGCGGTCATAGTAATTTGGCGACGATTTTCTTTAAGGCCAAGTCTGATTCCGATTGTTGGGATGCGGATAGGTGGCTCCGCCGCGACCACGATACTCCCCTTGACGGACTCTAAAAAAATAATTTGACAGCGATGGTGACTTGGGATAAGTTCAAGTCACAACCAAAAACCACAATCATTTGAGAGGTAAAAAATGCCTATTGATTTTAAGACGTTTGATTCTATCATTAACAACGTAGTGGACCCCGACACAGAGAACTACTCTGTGATGATTCGCGGTCGTCATGGTATCGGCAAAAGCCAAGTCGTGTACCAGTACGCCGAGAAGTTTGGGCTGCAAGTCGTCGAGAGGCGCATTAGCCAGATGACCGAGGGGGACATCCTTGGCCTTCCGAAGATGGAGGAGGAGACTACCACATGGAATCCGCCTGATTGGTTTAAGGATTGTTGTGACAACCCGCGTCTCTTGTTTCTCGACGAGGTGGACCGAGGCACACACGAGGTCCGTCAGTCCATCTTTGAGCTTGGGGACTCCCGCAAGCTGAATGGGTGGCACCTTCACCCCGGAACTATCATCTTCTCTGCCGTAAACGGCGGTGAACACGCCGCGCACTATCAGGTTGGCGAGATGGACCCGGCAGCACTTGATCGTTGGGTCGTGTTTGACGTTGAGCCGACCGTCGAGGACTGGCTCTCTTGGGCTAAAGCTAAGGTTGCCCCTGTTGTTTGGGACTTCATCAACAACAACCGTGGACACCTTGAGCATACGGATGACTTTGAGCCGAATAAGGTTTACCCCAGTCGCCGTTCTTGGGACCGACTTAGCCAGATTATTGGGCGTAATGGGGCTATGAACTCCCCTAAGTCTAACTTGGCCATGATTCGTGACCTTTCATGCGGGTTTGTTGGGCTTGAAGCGGCCCTAGCCTTTGCCGACTTTGTTTCAAACTACGAAGAGGTAGTTACGGTCGAAGACATTGTTGACTTGGGCCGGGACAGCCTCACCGCAGACTGGGACATCAACCAGCATACCGCTATGGTCGATAGCATCGAGAACAGTCCCTACGTCGCACAGGTTCTTAGTCCCGAGCAGGTAGCGAACTTGGCAAACTACTTTGCCCGGTTGCCTTCCGAGGTGGCTATGCGACTGTGGTACTCTCTGGGCAAATCCACAGAAGAGGATTCGGGGGTTTCTAAGAAGAATAGTCACAACTTCCACAATGCGGAAACCTCTAGCGGGGTCATGGTTAAGACAATCATGGTTGAGTTGCTTAGTGGCGTGTCGATTAGTGACTAAACGCTTGACGCGCCCCACACTACAAGCTATACTGTAAACACAACAGGAGGCAAACATGTCGGAGTTTGATCTTAATAGACATACACATCGGCTTCTGCTGGACGAGCCGTTCTTCGCGGCAATATCTCGCAGGGTAACTAAGAAGCCCACCACAACGATTCCCACCGCTGGGGTGTGGGCCGATAAAGAGACGGGTAAGCTGCAAATGCTATACAACCCGACTTGGATGGAGGGACTCACGGACGTTGAGCGCACTGGTGTGCTTATGCACGAGTTTTATCACCTTCTGTTTAAGCACGTCACTACGCGACTTCCCGAAGAGGGTATGACGCACTTGTGGAACGTGGCTGCGGATTTGGCTATCAACGGACACATCGCAGACAAACTACCACAGGAGGGTTGTATTCCCGGTGTGGGTCGGTTTGAAGATTGGCCTTCTGGTAGGGCTGCTGAGTGGTACTTTGAAAAGTTGAAGCAGGAGCAGGAGGAGCAGCAAGAACAGTCTGGTGACGGCGAGGGTGAGGGGGGCGACGGACTTCCCGACACTCTTGATAGTCACGAAGGTTGGGGCGACATCCCAGAGGGGATGCAGGGCGTCGTAGACGAGCGTTTGCGAGAGGTGATTGGCGAGGCTGTGCAGGAGTGCGAGAACGAAAATAAATCCTACGGTTCTGTCCCGCACGACATCAAGAGGGAGTTGCAGAAGTCTATCCGCAGGACGCTTGACCCAGAAAAGGTTCTGCGTTACTTCATTAAGACCTCACAAGCCAGCAACAAGCAGAGTACGGTTCGCAGGGTGAACAAGAGAGCACCCTACCAGTGGCCTGCGAAGAGGGTGAAGAGGGTTGCGAATATTGCGATTTCCATTGACCAGTCTGGTTCCGTGGACGATGAGATGCTTAAAACTTTCTTTTCTCTTCTGAACAAGTTTGCGAAGTTGGCGACCTTTACGGTCGTCCCTTTCGATAGCGAGGTATGCGAGGATGCGGTTTACGTTTGGCGTAAGGGCGAGACGAAAGACTGGAAGCGCGTTAGGTACGGCGGGACCGACTTCGACCCTCCTACCAAGTGGGTCAACGAGCGTAACTTCGATGGACACATTGTTCTTACGGACATGTGTGCGGCAAAGCCGGTCGCCTCTAAGTGCCAGCGACTCTGGATTACTACGCCCTACTACGCGAGTAACCCCTACTTCCAGACCAACGAGAAGATTCTTGCCATTGGGCAAGATTAATATTTGACACACAGAGGGACACCGGTTAAGAGTGTCCCACAAGCAGGAGGAACGAATGGCTAAGGCTAAGATTGATGTTTATCAAATGGTTACTGACCGCATTGTTACCGCTCTTGAGGCGGGCACTCCACCGTGGAGTAAGCCGTGGAAGAACGGCGCAACGATGGGTCTTCCATTCAACATGACTTCTATGGACCCGCAGGAAGGGCAGAGTTATACAGGGATTAATGTTCCCCTGCTCTGGTCAGCGGGGTACGATGACTCCCGCTGGATCACTTGGAACCAAGCTAAGAAAGCTGGGATCACCATTAAGTCCGAAGAGGCTAAAAACTGGACCCCGATTGTATTTTGGAATATGTTTGAGAAGGATAACGACGACGGGACTGTTCAGAAAATCCCCTACCTGCGTTATTACCGGGTCTACAATGCAGAACAATGCGATAACGCTCCCATTGTAGAGTCTTGTCCCGAAGACCCAAGTGTTGGCTACGAGCGATGCTCCGCTATCTTGGATAGCTATGGGGTGAAAATCAGGCATGGTCAGGAGGGTGCTTGGTATAAGGCGCACACCGACCTTATTGGCGTACCAGACCCAGAACACTTCCACACGGCAGACCACTACTGGGCCACTGTCTTACAGGAGATGGTGCATAGTACGGGACACAAGAGCAGGCTCAATCGCGATAACTTTGGCAAGGACGAACAGACCTTTGCCCTTGAGGAGATGATTGCCTCTATGGGGTCAGCGTTTCTCTGCGCCAAGTTGGGGATTGAGCGGCCCGAGGTTATGCAAAACCAAGAAAGTTATATTTCTTCGTGGCTAGATTTGCTTCGTGGTGATAAGAGGGCTGTGTACCGTGCGGCGAAGGCAGCGCAGTTGGCCTCCAATCTAATCATGGAGCACAACATTAAAAAGGAGAAAGCGGCATGAGTGAGAAGACAATCGAGTTACCTATTCAGTTTTTTGATAGCCTTATAGAGTATTTGGACTCTTGTGCTAAGGAGTCTGCTCTGGCAGCACGCGGTATTCGCGCCGTTGTTGAGAAGCAGAAGGAACTGAATACCGAGGCTCAGGACACGGGAGAAGAACTCTCCGAAGAGCAGGAGTCTAGCGACAATGTTCTTTCGTTTCCAGAAACTTCTTGACAGGAGTTGTGAGACGGGTTAAGTTATTTGAAACCAAAGCAGAAAACGCTTTATGATCTTTTACAATGTTAACGTGACCGTGTTCTTCGGTCGATAAACCCTTGTGAGTTGTTTACCGCTCTTTGGGTGTCCATATCGGGCAATAGAGAAAACCCTTGTAGGATGGCACTTGTTCAAGCAAGTGACCGGGGCTTACACTTGAAGGGGGGCAGGTTAAAGGACGTGGTAGTCCCGAACGCTGCCCAGTAGTTAAAGGCAAGAGCCAGTGTATCACCGCTGGAGTGCTGCCAATAGAAGTCGCGGACTTGTTGATTCATCGCGACAACGGTAAACACCAAACTAACTAAGCATGGTTTCTTGGTGAGCGGGTCATGCCGCAGAGTCAAACTATCGGGGGTGGAAGCCTCTCTGGTTGTCGGGGCAACTTGACAATCGTCCCGAAAGGGCTTACATGGATGCAGTACCAAGCTGTTGAAGTGTAGGGCGCACTTGATGAGAGAGTAGCTAACTCTTTGATTAAACGCAGAACATTTGCCGATAGTACAGCGTGCTGTTCCGTGCTAGAGATAGTAAGAA